ATCTATTGGATTTTCTTTTATTACTTTTTTTAATTGATTTTCAAGATTTTCAAGTATTTCTTGTATAGGTTCTTCTTTGTTTTTAAATCGTTCTTTATAATATTTTTTTGCATTAATTGTAGTAAATGAATTTTGACCATCTTTCCAAGCATCAATAATATGTTGCTTTTCTATTTCTTTGGCTTGTTCAATAACATAAAATTGTTCTTGTGTTATTGTTTGTGGGATTAGTTTTTCAATTAAAAATTCTACTGCTGTTTTCATAATTTTTAAAATAGTTTTATTGTTTCGTTTACTTCTTTTGAAATTTCAATTTCGTAGTGACTTGTTTCATTTGTTGAATTTGAAAGGTAATATAAAAATCCATTTGGACGCATTAAAATTCCGGTGATTACTCTCGGTAATTGTTCCGAGTCAGTTTTTAAAAAAACAATGTCACCAATATCAAAAGTCAATGCTAAATTCATAACTTAATTTTTAATAGTGTTTTTATTGATATTACTTTGTGATATTTTGAATTATCAATTTTTTGCAAATGATATAAATTAATTTCAAAATTTCCTTTTTTTGTCTGGAATGTTTCCAAATCAAAACTCATTTGAATACTTGCACCCAAACAACGTTTAAATAAAAACATAAGCACGAAATTGAACGGAATAAAAAACCGATTCAAAATATATTCAATTATTCTCATAAATTTATTATTTGTTTTTGTGTTGAACAACTCAATTTGTGAACTCCATTAAATTGATTACATTTTTCGCAATATTCTAAATATTCGTTGCATTCATTATTTTTAAAAGGTACTTCTATAAAATAAGATTGTCGAAATTCGTTCGGTGTTGCTTTATATCGATAGCACGTAAATTTTAAGTTACAATTACCTCCGTTACACATTGTAATGTCCGCCATTATTTTATTACATTATTCACTACATTATTACAAAGTCGTGCGTGAGTGTAATACAATAAATTTATATCTTTTGTTTTACAATCTGCAAAGTGAGCGCTTTTTGACTTCCAAAAATAAGTTCTTATTGGATTATAACATAAATTCGCAAAATCAAAATAATCCCCTCCGTAATTAAATAAATTTTCAAAGAAGTTTCGTCTTCTTATTCCAAAAAATTTATCATTAAACTCGATTTTTTCCGGTGTAAATTCTACAATTTCGTATTTCATAAATATTCAGTTTTAAAATGATTCAAAGTAAAATCTTTTTTGTTTATTACTTTATTATAAATTTGTTGTTCAATTCCGTTTCGTGAAAATATCCAATACACTTCATTTGATTTGCGGTCCATTGTCGTTAATCGGTCACGGCTTTGCCAATATGAAAGCGCACTAAAATCGATATTGTAATAAACCAAAACGTCCGCGTTTTTTAAACTGATTCCCTCACGTCCCGAAACAATTTGCAATGCAATATTTTTGTCCGTTGAATTGAATTCCTCCAAATTGGTCGTCAACATATCACCGAAGACAAATTTCAAAGCGTTTAATTCTTGTTGAAATTTATAAAATATCGCAATTTTTTTATTTTTAAACTTTGATTTTATGAATTCGGCCTTTGAATAGTCAATTACTTTTGCGTTTCCGGATTCAAAAATGATTGTCCCGCTACTTAATTGATGAATCTTTTGCATTAATTTGACCTTTGTGTCTGCAATGATTTCCTCTTCTTTGCCGACAATAATCAAATCACGTTTCAATTGCTCAATCAATTGGATTGTCCCTGGTTTCAAATCACAAATTAGAACGTTTTCATTTACCTTTGTTTCAAATCCCGCTTCATTTTGGGTAAATTTAATAAAATATTTTGAAACATAATCATTTATTTTAGAAAAATTTGCGGTGCTATAATCTTTAATCACCGCATAACCGAAATTTTTCTCTTGAATAGTGACGAAATCTTTGGCCCAACTATAAAAATTTTTGTAATTTTTAAAAGGTGAATTGTTCGAAATCCAAAATTGGTGATATAATTGTGAGAATGATTCCGGTGACGGAGTTCCGGACAAAAATATCATTGGCAAATTTGAAAAATTAGCGCGAATAAATTTCGCCGACAAATTTGGCTTTGGGTAAGTTCCGTTTCGGTGATGTTCGTCCGAAATAATCAAATCGAATTTTCCGTCGATTTTATGCAACGATTCGTTGTTAATGACAACTAATTCATAATTGTAATTTAAAGCGCTGAAATCTTCTAAAATTGATTGAATCGCCTTTTTTTTAGTTATAAATAAAACGCGTTTATAATCTTTTGCGATTGTTAAGGCGGTTGCGGTTTTTCCGGTCCGAACTTCCATTGCAAGGTAAACGATTCCGAATTGCTTCAAAATCGTTTTTCCTTTGTTTACAATGTCAATTTGATAGTCGCGTAAAGTCATAATATTTATTTTTTAAAGTCCGCAATATCCGGAATCACATTCGTTGAAATCTTCCAAAAACATTTCATATTGTGGATTCCATTTTTGAATTTCAGAATATGTTGTATCTTGTCGCCAAGTGTTACCTTTCATTATTTTGGCTTCATTTTCTTTATTTATAAACCATTGTAAATTTTCCGGGTGTAATATCATCATTTTTTTTAAAAGTATTGGGTTTTTGTGCATACAACCAACGCAATTATTCATCCAAGCAAATCTAACTGGTTTATTTTTCCAAAATAATTCAATTTTATCTTTATAAATATTATCTTCTATTAATGGATAAAAAGGTTTTTGATATTCAAATTCTTTCCAAATATTTTTTCCGTTTTTAGATTTTCCAATTATACCCTTGTGAGTTAATAACCCATTTTCGTTTAATTTATTATTTGTATTTTTTGCTCGATTAGTTTCGTTTGCTCTAAAACCAAAACGACATTCCCAAGGCTCAATGTTTAAAGATTTCCAATAATTAAATAACGGATCAACTTTTAATTCTTTTGTGCAAAATCTTCTCATTGGTTGAGGTAAATTTGGAATTCCGGATTTTCTGTCAATAATTTCTTCAAATGTTTTTCCAGTTACCCATTTTATTTTTCTACCGGTAAATTGTTCTAAATCAAAAATAGTATTAATAATTATATTATCTTCTAAAGTTCCAATAAATTCAATTCCTAATTCATCGGATACCATTTGCCTTAATTTTTTATCCGGAAATAAACAATTTAAATCGTTTGTTCTAACTAAAGAAAAAGCACGAAAATCACTTGGATAATTAACTTCTAAATAAGCACTTGTTTTTCCTCCGGAAATACTGTTAAATGTTTTCATAATTATAAATATTTAAAATCAATCCTGGTGATTTTTGAAATCGGATATTTGTTGTAATATTGAATAAGTGCGTCGTTTATATTTTCAGCCTCTATTTCAATTTCCAAGTCGTGCCAATCGTCATTTCGTTGCACCCAAAAAAAGAATGTAAATAAAATCATTTTGAGAATTTTTCTTTTAAGATTTGAAAATAAATTCTATTTACTGATTCTTTGTTGCAACCGCGTTGATAATAAAATTTTAAGATCCTTAAAATTCTTTGAAGATTTGATTGTTTTGCCGTCATAATAATTTATTTGTTTTATATATTCTAATATTTTTTTTGCCTCGCCTTTTTTTAATGATATAAAAAATATACCATTGTGATAATGTTCTAAAACTTCAATAGCAAATTCTTCCGCTACTTGTTCTAAATAATCACAATTACTAAATCCCTCTTTTTCAAACTTTTCTTTTAGTGTCATAATCCTTTTTCTTTTTTAAATGTTTCTAATAATTCTTCAATTGAATATTTATAATCTGTTTTATACAATATAGAAAGTACATAATATTCAACCAAATTATTTTTAATACACCAATCAGCAAACTCAATAGCGAATTCATCTGCTATTTTTTCGCATTTTTCTGATTGATAAAATGGTCTATTTAAAGTTGGCGTTGCAGTATCTAATTGCTTTTTAAATTTCTCTTTTAGTGTCATAATAATTCAATTTTTAGTTTAACATTTAATTTATTACAAAATTTTAATAATTGATTCAAAGATAGTTCGTTTTTAAAATTTAACCATTGCGACATATTGGATTGACTTTTTTTGTAACCTAACATTTTACAAAATTCCGTCCTTGTGCAATTACTATCAATATAAATTTTATAAAGAATTTCGTTTGTTTTCATTTTTCAATTGGTAATTTATAAACATTGAATTTAATGCGATTGCCTCCAGGTGACCAAATTCGCGATTTTCATCTTTGAAATTTCCTTTCATTATTTCAACAACGTGTCGAAACAATGATTGTTTCAATTTTTCAATATCAATTGGCTTTTGCCAATTATAAGGTTGATATTTATTTTTATTTGATTCCATTCGTTCGGCCAATTGCTGAATGAATTCAAAATCCAATTCGTAATTCGTTTTTTTGTCCTCTTCTTTATATCCGAAAAGAACTTCGTCCAAGTGTGTCATAATTGTTTTTTTATAAGTCATTTTTTAAAATGGAACTTCGTCGTCCTCTTTGTTATTTGTTATTATTTGGAAATATCGTCCGACGTGGTCTTTGTCTTTTGTAATTTCGTAATCGTTAAATTTACAATATTCGTTGATCCACTTCAAAAACGTTTTCGAATTCATTAAATTATAATTTTTATATTCGGTTGTAAATTTAGCCATTATTTCCGTATTGTAAACTCTAATATTTTCCGGCAAATTTCCGTCCGTTACCCAATCATAAAAATCCTTATTTGTTGATTGAATTAATCGTTTAATATCGGCATTGATTGAAACTGATTCAACAAGTCCGTTTTTCAAAAACTTTTGCAAATTTGCAATCATATAATTGTCAAACTTAATCCAATCGATTGCCTCCCAGGAATCAAATAAAAGACGGCCGTATTCAGTCAACGGATTTCGTTTTCCGTTGAAGTATTGGAAAAATTCAATTTCGTGTCTTCGTCTGTCGTGTGATGTTCCACTTCCGTTAATTACATAATTTGTTGTAATTATTATTTTAGGTGAACGTTCAAAAGGTATAAACACCTCGTCTTTGTTTTTTCGATTGATTGCAATTCCCTCGGTGATAATTGAAAACAATTGTTCAAAATCAAAGTTTTTCTTAACGTCGTCAAAGGCTAAAATTTGAGTGTCAAGCGTTACACGTTGATAAACGAAATCGCCCTTTTTTGAGTCAAAAGATTTTCCGTCAATTTTTACAACTTTTTTAAAATTCGACAATGCCGAAATCATTAAACTTTTACCGGACCCGCCGTTTGGATTGTCGTCAATTTCTTGGTCGTTTATTATAATCGCTTTTTGGTCCGTTTTATCTTTGAACGAATGAATCAAATATCCAAGTGTGTGTTCTAACGCATTGATTCGTTTTGAATCGTCCGCCGAAACCTTTGCAACCATATTTTTGAAATCGTTTTCAATATCGTCCGACTTTACAAAATCGCGGTTAATTATTTGATTTTCCCAAATGTAGCCGTCCACGTCAATAAAGTCAATCAAATCAACTTTGTTTTTTGTGATTTTTACAACACCATTTTGAAACGGAATGAATGCCTCGTTCCTGGAATCTTTTATCATTTTTAAATCGATTGACTCCAACATTGTCAAATAATAATCCGAAAACAATTGCGCCGATTTTGAACAAAAATTGAAAACGTCAATTTCGTTTCGGTCCAATAAGAATTTCAAAACAATGTCTTTGATTATATCGACGCTCGATTGCGTTACCTTGTTTGATTTTATGTGTACAAATGTCGGATTTGTTGCCGATTCCGGATAGTATTTTTTAAATCCTTTTCGCTCCAACCAATATTTATATTTCAACGAATCAATTTTGATTGTTACGTTTCCCTTTTTATCCTCGAATTTATTCCAAAAATCGTCGTCGTCGTTTATTTCTTTTACTTCGTCAATAATTGTTTCGTCAATTTTTAGCAAATTCGCAATGTCTTTTTTTGGAATTCCTTTTGACAAATTTTGTTTGATTCTGTCGATTTTGTTAACGTCTTCGAAATACTTTGAATTGAACGTTGCTCGTTTATATGCCGATTTGAATAAAGTCAACAATTCGTTTTCGGAAAAGTCACTAAAAACAACATTCGCCAAAACATAATTAAAGGCGTAATCCTGGCTAATTCCAAATTCACATAAAGCATTTGCCAAAATAAAAAGATTGTTGTTTCTTTCGCCTTGTTTATAGCCGAATTTGTTGTCCCACCATTTAAGTAAACGACGAATTATTTCGTCTTCGTTTGTCAACGGCAAAATTGGATTTCGTTCAAAAACTGAATGTCCCTCCTCTTCGGTTAATTTGTCCCAAACAATTGCATTTTCGTTTATGTAAAGATTTGGATCGTATGACTCGAAACAAACACGACTCAAATTTGAATTCTTAAAATCAAAATAATCCGATTCTATAAATTCGCCAAATGATTTGAAATAACGTTTGTGTGTTTCTTTGTCGCATTGTGGAATTCTAATCAACGCTTTTAGTCCGTTTCCACTTGGTGACTCAAAAACCGAAAACACAAATTCGCAATTCATTAATTTTTCACGTTCCTGGTTTTGTTTTTCGATTGATTCATATTTATCAAAGTCCAAAATGCAAAGTCCGGAGTGTTCAATCAATGAATTGTCGTTTCGTGCTGAAAACGTTCCATTGAATAGAATTGAAAGCAAAGAATTTTTTAGATTCTTTTTTTCCTCGCAATCGTTCATTTTGCGAATTTTTAAAATTTTATCTTTTGACGTTCCGTTTTTGATTCGTGCTAAAACTTTTAAAACGTCAACTTCGAACGGCACGTCGTCGGATTTGTATAGGCTTTTAAATACTGATATATTCATTTTATTTATTTAAAAAATTTAAATACGCTTTGTAAGACTCAAAAACGGCTTGTATTTGTTTAAAATCTTCGGTATTTCTTTCGGTTGAATAAATCTCATTACTATTAAAAAATAAATCCCACTCATCAATTGTTTTTAATTTACAACCAATTTGTATTTTTTCACCTAAATATGAATGCGACCATTTACAAAAAATAGGTAAATAAGCTTCTTGTTTATTTTCGGCTAATTCCAAGTTGGCTAATTCCAAGTTGGCTGAATACAAGTTGGCAGAACGCAAGTCGGCTGAATACAAGTTGGCTGAATACAAGTTGGCAGAACGCAAGTCGGCTGAACGCAAGTTGGCTAATTCCAAGTTGGCTGAATACAAGTTGGCTGAATACAAGTTGGCAGAACGCAAGTCGGCTGAACGCAAGTTGGCTAATTCCAAGTTGGCTGAATACAAGTTGGCAGAACGCAAGTCGGCTGAATACAATTCGGCTGAACGCAAGTTGGCTAATTCCAAGTTGGCATACTTTAAAGAAACTTTTTCTTTTATAGCTTTTTCAACTGCTTCTTTTATAGTTGCATTTTCTGATTCATATTCAAATAATAAATCCCCAAATATACTTTTAATTTCAATTTTTGTTTTCATAATTATTCATTTTTAATATTTTTTATATTAGACGCAAAGACGCAAATTTTTCGATTTTTCAACCGGATTAAAAAATTTGTTTTCGAATTGGGACGCTCATAAAGGTTTTGTGACTTTGCGTCACGATTTCAAATGCGTTGACAATTCGTTCGTTGTCATATAAAAAAACATTTTTAGTTTTTAAAAGCCAATTATAGAAGTTTTGAACTTCGTCGTTAACTGATTTTTGATTGCAATTGTTTGAGGTTGTTGATTTCATTGTTGATTTCATTTTTGATTGTTTCATTAAAATTGTTCGGTAAGTTTCCAAGTTGATAAAAAATCGCGTTGTAAATTGTTTGTGGTTTCTTTTGTAGTTTGTCAATTGCTCGTTTTCGAATATGCGCCGGTATTGACTTATAAATTTTTTGATTCATTTTTAAATATTTTTTGGTTAAAATTATAAAAGGCCTCTAATTTAAACATAAAATCCGGATTGTCGTTTGCAAGTTGAATCAAATTTTCGAAAAATGGTGAAATTTGTTGCTCTTCTTTTTTTGTTTCCTCTTCAATTAATTTTTCAATTTGTTCAATTGTCAATACTTTAAGCATTAATTTAACCTTTTTTTCAATGTCAATCAATTTGTCATTTTTTACAATGTCATAAAGTTTATTTAAATGAATGATTGAACAATGTCCCAGGCCAATAGATTTTCCGATTGCTTGAAAAGAAATATATTTGTCGCGTAAAATTCGAGAATAAACGCATTTTAATTCAACAATGTGGCGTTTGCGTGATTTTGTGTTGATATTGATTCCGGTCAATTGTTCGATGTGGTTAATGACTTGTTCTTGTAATTCCATTTTTGTTTGATTTTTAAAATATTGGTTTAACCTTTGCCACCAATAAGGTAATTTTATTAAAATAAATCGGAAATGTCGTTTTCGTCTGTCACGATTTCCTCGTCAACAACGTCAATTTGCTTTGCTAAATATCCGTCAATGTATGATTTCAATTCATTATAAGCGTGATCCGCCAAAGTCGATTCTTTGTCATTCAAAGACGTTGCAAATTTAAATTCCGGAATTGAATAATTTACTTTTCCTTTTTTTAATTCAATTGCGTTTGCAACTTCAATCCATTCGTCCGACAAACGTGACCTTGTTTTTTGTGTAAAATCGCCCCAGGATTGAACGCCACTCCCTTTAATATTAATATTTGCAATTGTTCCGTCTTGTAACATTACATAAATAGATTTTGTATAATGTCCTCCCAAAGAAACAATTTGTTCCTTAATATCTTTGTAGATACCTTTGACGCTTTGATTTCCTTTGAACAAACGAATATTCAATTCGTCATTTCCAATTGATTTGACTTCGTTCGAATAAACTCCGGATTGATTTTTGTCGTTCCAACCTTTAATTGTGTGGAATTCCATAAGTGTAAGGAATTTAAAAGGCAATTCGATTTTTACATTTTCTTTTTTGTCTTTGTCGTAATACGCAAAACATTTGTCGTCCGATTTCCATTCAAAATATTTTGTTGTTGGATTTGAACTTGTTGTTTGAAATTCTGATTTTCTACTCATTTTGTTTAAAATTTAATTGTTATACTTGATTTTCTTGGTGTTGTTCCAACTCTTGGAACTTCGTTTCCGTATGCGTCAAAAATAGTTGATTTTTGCGCTATTTTCAAAAGTTCTTCGCGTTCTTTTAATTCTTTTTTTAATTGACAATAGATTTCGTCCTCTTCGTAATTTATTGAATTACCTCCATTTGTTGGGTTGAACTCAACTCCGTTTGAAATAATCTTTTCAGTAAGTTGAATTGATTCCCTCAATTGTGAATCCATTGCGTTGATTGTTTCTTTAATCTTTGCAACCTTGGTCCAAAATTCGATTTTGTCAATTTCGCCGTTGTCAAGAACTGACGTGACGATTTCTTTTCCTCGTGATATGTAATCACGTTTTCCAAAGTTAACCGGGAACGATTCTTGTTCCCTCATTAATTCAAATAGTTGTTTACTCATTTTTGTTTGATTTTAAAATTATAATTAAACATACAACACACAATGCAAAAGATAAAAGTAAGTTGCTGGTGTGCATTCCGATTGTTCCTAAAACTAAAATTGCTATTGTTGATTTCATAATTGGTTTTTTAATTATTCAAATAAAAATACTACTTTGTCAAGTGACGACAAATTAAAATAAATCATTAATTTGATTGCGTGTTGAAATTCTAATTTGGTCCAGGAAGTATAAGAATCCAAAATGTCAATTGCATTTTGAGAATGTTCCATTGTTTCTAATTGCAATTTGAATTCCGGTTTTAATCTTTTTAATAGTGTTTCCATAATTGTTTTTTTTTTAAAGTTTAAAAGCGGATATTACACCGCTTTATTTTCTATTTTACAAAATTGATTTGCAAAGAACATTAATAATAACATTTTATTTTGATTCCATTCGTTTGCAGTAATACCAATTTTTTCGGCGTGTTTAGCGCAAATTTTTCTAAAATCAATATCATTGATTAAATCTTCTCTTCTTTTTAATTCCGCTTTAATAAAGTTTTTAGTTTCCATAATTTTAAATATTTGTTGTTGTTTGATGTGGTAAAATTAATACTTTTTTTATTAATACAAAATTTATTATTAAAAAAGTTGCGAAATATCGTTAATTTATAAAGATTCTAAATAAGAGAAGTTTAAAAGATATGCGTCAATCGCGCAATTTGTCCGAATTCTTTGTGGTGGATAAATCCTTCGATTGCCTTTGGTGCGTGCTGATAGCCTTTTATGTGGTGCCAGGAATCTGCACCACTTGGTGAACGTAAACTTTCAATCGTACAACCGATATAATCTTTTGCGATTTTGTGGTGTACGTGGTGCGTATATATATAACGATGTTTGCAATCGGTCCAATTTTTAGATTCCGAAGCCATTAACAAAGGCAAGTTTTCCAATCGTGCGCCGTCGCCGTGTGTTGATCCGATTAAATTATCGTAATATTTATAATATTTTCGGTGTGATATTGAAATATCAAACGTAATATTCTCGCAATATTTGAAATAGGTTTCAATAACTTGCGCCAGGAAAAAGCCATTTGTATAATCGTGATTTGACGGATTGAAAACAAAGTGAACGTCGGCAATTGAAATCAATGTTTGTAAAACGTCAACATATAATTGTTTTGCCAACATAAAATTTTCATACCACATTCCGTCCGTGTCTTGTGGTGTTCCGCTCGTTGTTGTTCTTTTTGGGTTGTCAATGTGCAAAATATCGTTTCCGCCAATGAAAACAATTTTATCAATATTGAATCCGGACGATTTGTCTAAAATTCCACGCACTCCGTCCAATGTTCTTTGAATTGCAATGCTTGAATTGTATTTTTCGCCGGTTTCCCACTCGTTGCAAAGTTTCCCAATGTGAACGTCCGCCGGTGACAATACCAAACAATGTCCGTCGACAATATATTCACGCTCGATTTTAGGGAATGCCGGTGCATATTGTTGTAAATCCGAAATCAAAGCACTCGACAATTGTTCGAATTCTTGTTTTTCGGCCTCAATATAGTTTGGATTTTTTACGAATAAAGACGAATTTTTGTCTTTTATCCACAAATGTTTCACGTTTGCGTCGTCAATATTTAGGTTGTCACACGCATCAACGATTCCGGTTGAATCAATTTTTCGTTTCAAAGCACGTCGAAACGTGTCTTTTTCAATTTTCGATAAATTTAAATTGTGTTTTTTAATGATAATTTCTAAATTTTCCAAGTGATTTTTTGAAAAATCAATATCATTGTAATAGTTTTTTGATTCCATAAATTTGGTTTATGGTCGAAATATACAAAAAAATTATAACTTTTTATAAAGTTTAGAACTTTTTAATTTCGATGTCTTTGATTTTGCGTGAATTCCTGGACGCTTTTTCTTCGGTTTGTCTATTTTATTGCTTGAATTTATTTGCTTTGCCATAATTTATAACTAAAATTAAAAGTGAAATGCGGTTTATCATTGAACGGAATGTTCATTTGTGCGGAAAAAATTGTCTTTGTAGTTCCGAAATTTAAATTGGTGTATAAATACGGAGTGTTTAAGAAATAAGACGCACCGATATTTTGTGAAAATCTAAATTTGTCAATCAACAATTTGCGTTGTTTTTCAATTATTGCGTTTTGCTCGGTCTGTTTTAAATCCATTAAACCAATTAAATCATTTTGCTTTTTGACTTGGTCTTTGCAAATGTCAAATTGAATCAGTTCTTTGACAACATTACGCGCAAAATCAATTGGAATTTTTATGATTGTATCGTTTTGCGAAAAACAATTCCAATTCGTTAGGCTTATTATTATTAATAGAATCCAAATTTGTTTTTTCATAATCCGGAATTTGTTGTTTTGCTTGTTTTATTTCAAATTGAATTGAATCAACTTTGTTTTCGTGTTGAATTATGTCGTTTTTTTGCGTTTTCTCGTTACTTCTAAATAAAATTAATAAAAGTATCACGAGAATATAAATCGCGTCTCTATACTTTAAAATAAACGTTAGATTCGTCATTTCGTCTTTTTAGTAAACCATTCAACAAAACGCCGTTTGCCTTGGTCCATTTTAAAAATTCAGTTTTGATTTGTGGATTGTTTGGATTTGCATTTACTAACTTCAACAATGTTGACTTTTTAAGATTTGCAACACCAACATTGTAAGCAAATGAAACCAACGCATTGAATTGGTTTTGATTGATTTCAGCGGTTACGCTTTGCGAAACGGCTTTTGCGAATCTGTCAGCAATTTCCTTAAACATTTCAAACGCTTGGTCCTTTGTAATTGGATTATCTAATAAAGTGACTCTTTTTCCGTCCTGGTAATACGTATTACCATATCCAATTGTTGGAATTCTCGCCGGACAAAGGTAAGGTTTCAACGAAAGGCCCTCGTGCTTTGTTATAAGTTTATAGCCGTCACTATTCAATTTCATTTTTTATATATTTTGCGCGTTGAATTGTTTTTTTAAGCAATTGCCAAATATCAATATTAAAAGCACGTTCGAAATTTTCTTTGATTGAAGTCATTTCAATAAATATCAAAATTATACTTACAACTTTTGTAAAAAAATGCTCTATTTGAAACCACAATTTAAAAAATTCACCAAGTAAAAATTTGTCAATTACAAATAACAATAATATTGACGCTTCATATAGAACAAACTTTGAAACAATATTTGACATTCGTCGCGATGTAATTTCCTCTTTGATTTTTATCGCTTTGAAAATACCGAATATCGTATCCAATGCAATCGCCATTCCGACCGCAATCAAAAGTCCTTTAATTGGCGCAAATAATAAGCAAAAAGACAATATTAAATAATTAATTATTGATTTCATTTTTTAACTTTTGAATTTCTTCGTAAATAGCCAACAATTCAGTTTCTTTTTGTTTTAAAATTTCCTCCGGTGATTGGTCTTCAACCTCTATAAATACAACTTCAACAAGTCCGTTTTCATTATAAATTTCGTTTCTAATTTGTGCCATAATTTTTTATGCTTTTGTAATTACTATTAATGGAACATTTGACGCCGTATAAGACAATGACCCTCCAAATGATGTTGGCGTCCCACTTGAAAAAGATAATGTTTTAAACAAATGATTTGAATAAGCGTTTATATTTACATATCTTAATGCTATTGTTTGAGCAACTAATAATTGCGATATACTTGAAGCAGTTCCGCCGTGAAATGCTAACCAATAAGTAGTTCCGGCAACAAATGAAATTGAAGCGGTTGCCGTTTTTAATCCAGTTGTTGAGCAATCTAAATCGGAACTAATAAAAATACTTGTATCCGGAACTCCGTCTAAATCATTATAAACTGCAATTCTACATAAAGACCCGGCAGTCGCAGACGTTACATTAATTTGAAGATTTGAACTTGTAAAACTTTTAGCCGGGATAAATGGATAAGCCAACAATCTATTTGTGTTAAAATTTCCACTGGTACCACTTGAAACGGCTTGAGTTGAACTTGATATTTGCGCACCACTATTTAATTGTATCAATCCGTGAATACCTTGCAAACCACTTCCAGAAATTGTCAAATCGCCACTTCCTAAAACTGAATTTCCGTTAATGGTTTTTATATTTGTACCCGAAACCAAAGTGTCTTGAACTGACAAATCGCCACTTGTTAAAATATCGTTTCCGTTTATGGTTTGAATATTTGTTCCGGAAACCAATGTTTCTTGAACGGCAACGTCACCACTTCCCAACAAAGAATTTGAATTTATGGTTTTGATATTTGTTCCCGAAACCAAATCGTCTTGTTTGTTGTTGTATAAATCCGTAAAATTGTCGTTGGTTTTTATAAACCCAGTTCTTAACGGGTCCCCGGTCCCGTCATTTGGACTCGTTCCGACATTGATTGTTTGTTGTGCCATTGTTATGAATTATCAATTGTTATGTTTGTATTGTCCGCCGTGTAAATTGTTGAATCCGCCGTTATATTTTCGTCGTTTTTCGGTTTTATTATTTTAATCGTGTCAAAAATTGAAAACGCAATTTCAAAATCTATTTCCATAATTATGTTATGTGAACAAAAATCGGATCGTTGTCGGTCAATTCAGTTTCAAATTTGCAATACAAATGTGAATTCCCGACGTAAATATTGAAAACTTCTTGTTTGTATGTTATGGTTTTAAACAAAATAAAATGAACATTGTCAACACTAATAAAAAAATTTATAAATTGTTTGTAATCCTTTAAACCTTTGCAAGTTATTGTATGCAGTCCATTAACATTTTGAGTTGACGATGTCGTTTCCGTTGTTACCCCGTTTAATAATGTGTGCATTTTTTAAGAATAGTTTAATTTTTTTTATATTTTCTTCGGTCCTTTTGTCGATTTTTCTTTTTTGATTCATATATTAATATGGATTATCTAAATACCACTTTCCGCAAATCATTTTTGATTTTACCGGATTAACAATATTGTTTGAACTTGAAACATATTCCGGCAAATGATATTTGCAAAGCCAACGTTCCAGGCGTGACTCGTACATTTCCATTTTTAAACGTTGATTTTGTACTAAATAATCAACCTCAACTTTGTCAATTGACGACGAATCCGCCGGATTATGTTTTGAAATTCCTCCGTTGTTTATTTGATAGGCACCATATAACAAATATTCCATTGCGGAGCCGTGAATGATATAAGGTTTCAAATAATCCTCGTATAATTTCAAATAATCGCCGGTTAAATCGTCATTCTCGAAATCGTCGCAAATTTTATTATAAAGCGTTTCGCCTAAAACCTCCTCAACTCTTATTCGTTGAAAGTCAGCAATTGCAACGACATATTTGTCAACGTCAATATTTCCGCCCAAAGGCGTGTTTTTAGTAAGTTCGTCTTCTTTTAATAATATTGTTGTCATTTTTATTTTCTATAATTTGGATCTAAAGACCAATAATTGTTTGACGATTCAGCAACTTGCGCAACTTCGGCCGGATTTTGTGGCAACCTTGCACCCGCTCGTTGTGACGGCTCCAAATCATTAATGATTCGAATTGCCTCATTTACTGAAATTGATTTGTTGTTTCTTTTTAGATATACTTTTCGAGTCCAAAAATGTGAACAATTGACTCCGCCTTTGTATAAAAATAAATTATAAGTGTCAGCGCCACCCGGTCCAAATCCTGGATTGATGTTTGCGTTTTCCGAAGCGAATAAAATGTCCTCTTTTCTATAAACTTTTGAAGCGCCTACCATTTTGCGACAAAATTCGCGTGAATTATTACCCGCGTTCAATGGTGCATATTGGTAACGTATTTTGAACAAGTCGTTGTCTTGTTCACTTGTTACGTTTGGAAACGATGTCGGAACGGAAGCCAATTTCAAAGTCAATTCCGTAATTTCCGGAATGTCTTTTTGTTGACGTTCGTCAATCAATTCGTAATTTTCCAAATCCTCGTCCTCGCCCAATTGAATCAATGCGTCCGCAATTTCATTAAAAACCGCTTCTTCTTCTTTTGAATGATTTGAACATTGCAAATTTAAAGATTGAATCGGAGCCGGTTGACTTGTGAACATTGCCGTTGCAACTTCAACCGGTAAAGTTAAGAATTGAACAAGGAAAACAATTGCTTGTTCTTGTGTCAAAATTCCCTCTTTTACTTTTGCTAAAATATCAATCGCACTTGCAATTTGCGCACCATTATAAGAAACTTTTGAATCAACCAAATCGGTCGTTTGTTGGTCCACAACGTCACTCGAATTCAAATTCAAAAAGTCAAGTGATATTGTTATATTATTAACCGCAAAAACCTCTTCCAATGCGTCGCAAATAATTTCTTGTTTTGGTTTTATAACCTTTTCAATTAATTCCTCGAATGCAACCGCAATTTCGTCGGCATTTGATGAAAATCCGTTCGCCTCTTTTACCCCTACCAACATAGGTGATGTGAGTTTGTGCGATGTCATAATTTGTTGACGTGCCTCGGACGATAAAAATTGATATTGCGAATGTGCGTCGCTAACTTCCAAAGGTTGGATTGTGATTTCCGAATCTTTGTTGTCGTTCCAATTTAAAAAGAATTTTCCGGCGTTTGTCGATCCGGTTAAATGTTTTCTAATTTCGGCCGTATTTCTTTGAATTTCCTCTTCCGACATTTGAACGCCGGTATTCATATTTATAACGTGACCGAATGACAATCCGTTTTGAATATGATTCACACAATAGTTGGCAATTTCGGCCTCGAGTTTTGAATATGGAATTGCCGAAACGTATGACGGCAAAGCAAAATAAAATTGCCCAACCTGGTAATCGTGAAAAACACAAATTTCGCTTCGTTCACCTTTTGTTTGTTCACCATATCCAAAAGCGTCAAATCGTGTTGGTTTATATTTGTTTACGTTTCTAAAATCGTATGAAAAATAATAGCCCGTAATTTCTCCGTCCTCGTTTGCAATTTCCGGAACAACGCATTGTTTTGGCAAATGAAATAATTTTGCAACTTTATTGTCAATGTATTTGATTTCAAATGACGCCTCGCCAAACATTTCGAAATCCTTGCAAATTTTTCGAGCGTCTTTTTTCGACAACATTGACATAACATTCGCCCATTGTGACGGCTGTTTGAATTTGTCTTTTGAAGTCAATCCTTTTCCGTAAATAAATTGCGAATAAGAATCAATAATTGCCGAATTTGTTGGTGAGCCATTATAAGCGTCAATAATATCGTAATAAAATTGATTCTTGTCACCATTCAAAACCCACTTTTTGCCCGAAACTTCTTTGATTTCCGGACGAACGTAGTTTGCAAGTTGTAAAATTTGAATATTGTTTTCCATTATATTTTTAGAACTCCTTTTGTAAGTTTAAAATTTTCCAAGTCGGTTTGTGTTGTTGCGTATGATTTGCCTCTATAAAGTAAATCGTCCGTGATTGCGTCAAAAATTTCAATTTCCGAACTTTCACCCTCAACAAATGTTTTTTCGAATTCTAAAATCAAATAATTTCCGGAAATAAAAGAATCAATTTCAAAAGTTTCGATTGTGTCTTTTAGTTCGTTTCTTAATTTAAGAATAACAACTTCTTTTTGCGTCCTTGGAATGCAACGCAAAGAATGAATTTCGTCATTTGGATTAAATACCACCATATTAAAATAACAAAAAATTTAAAAATGTAACAAAAAAAAACGCATCACAAATTAATGCAATGCGCTTTTAAACAAAAATGAACAATTTATGAAACCACTACGTCCGAAACTAATGTTTTTAACGCAGTTTTCGTTGTATTGTCTAAGAATGGTGAATTGTCTTTTTCCTCAGCATTTACGGCCAAAGTAAAACCACTCAAATCGCCACTTGCTCCGCCGGTCACTTTTGTCATGTTTGACATTGTACCATTGTAAGCACCTACTAAAACAATATTTCCGTTGTAATCCTCAACAAAAACGCTCGGTCTTCCCGCGCAAATTAGTTGACATTGTGCTTGTAGATCCGCCGAAAGTTTTGGAAGTGTAACCGCTAACGCTTGAGCAACAAAGAACGTTCCATTATCCTCGGAACTTGTTCCGGTTTCTGTTAACGTGTTTGTTGTTGCTTTTACTTCATATTTGAAAACCTCGTCCAAAGTTCCCAAAGAAGTTACTTGATGTGTTGCAATTGTAAATCCAAAATCGTCCGCCGTTCCATTCGCGAAATAAATTGCTTTAATACCTCCTTTTTGGTCTTTGCAATTTAATAATCTTGATTTTGAAACTAAACACGACATATTTTTTATTTTTTTTTAAGTTAATTTAATAAACCGCGATTTTTCAACCGCGGTTTTTTTTTATTTCAATTATGCAGATTGATATTTCAACCAAACAATTTCGTTTGGATTGTAGTAACCAACTCCAGCAGAATAAACAACTTTTCCACGAACTTTTCCGGTTAATAATCCGATTGAATCTTCGTCAACAAGTGCAAATGTGTTGTAGTCGCTCAATAAACCAGTTCCGAAAACTAAATTTTTCTTTTCGAAAATAACAATTGTTTCGTCCGGTAATCCGTTTACAACTTGAATCGCATAACGTCCAATTGATAAAGCGAAATCAGTGTTTCCAAGTCCGTTTGTTACACCAGCAGTCGCTAATTTAAAAGCATACATTTGAGCAACGTCCGGAGAAACTGCAACAATTAATTCCTTTCTTCTTAATGCGTAAGGTACCGCATTTAATGCTGGTTTTAAATATGAATCTAAAACGTTTGATTCCGAAACGTGAGCCGTTGGATTTGTTAATCCGTTACCTCCTTTAATAATGTCAGCGTCTGCATCAAATAAAGTTAAGAATCCGTCGAATTCCGAAGCCGTACCCGCGTCACCTTGCCAAATGTCAGTTTCTAATTTTTCAGCCATTGCGCCTAAAACTTCCATTTGAATAGCCTCCATAATGTCAGCCGGAGCGTTTGGATTTGAAGCGTTTGCGCCCATAATTGAATCCGACCAAGTAGCACGGAAATCTTGTTTACAAACGTCTAAGTCATTTTTGAACTTTTTAGGCTCAAGAGTGTTTTCATTTAATACAATAGCACCCGCCGGAGTAAATCCACAAGAATATGCAGTTGTTCCGTTTGTGTATTGAATTTTTCTTAATGATAATTTGTGATTAACGTCTTCCGCAATAGTGATTAATCCTTTTGCGATTGTGTCAATTTCTTTGAATGCTTGTCCGATTATTTCACCGGCCGGTCTTCCTTCGTAATTTGAGGTAACTGTTGTAGTTGTAGCCATTTTTTTTTATTTTAAATTTTTAATGTTTGATAAAATTCTCTCTTTTTTAGTCATTGCAATTGAAACTTCGGTTTGTGTTTCCGGTGTTACTTTTGCGCTTGGTTTTAAGTTTGTTGTTTTTGAAAGTTCGATTTCGTTTTTCATTTCAATTTTGATTGCCTCGATTTCCGTTGCAACTTGTTTTGAAAATTGAGTAAACATTTCGCGAATCATATCAACGAATTTTTGAGTTTCGTCGTCCGAATTCATTTCAACGTCGGTTGTTTCCTCTTCAACGTCTTCAACAACTTTTTCCTTAATTTCAGCAATTATCCCCTCTTCGGTGATTACTAAAATTTTCCCGTCTTCAAGTTCGTGTTCGCCAATTGGCGCCGGAACTTTTTCACCATTTTCAGCAATTACGAAAACCGGCATTCCCGCCTCGAATGTTTCCGCCTCTAAAATGGTAACCCCGTCAATCAATTTCATTTGAGCCATTTCAACAACAACACTCTCGTTTTGTTTATTGTTCAAAACCGCCTCAAATCCCTCTTTGATTGCATTTGCGATTGATTCTAAATTCATATAGTTTTGGTTTAAATTTACTTTTTCCAAGTCAAACATTCCGTCAATTGAAAATCCTTTCACTTGTCCGGTTTTGACGTAATCGTTCCAAATTTCCTCGTTGTCAACTTTCATTGTTGCAAACCAAGTTCCAACCGGCTCGTTGATTCCGTAGGCAACCGATTTGTCGTGAACGTCGTCTTCTTTTATCCACGACTCAACGAATGTAACGCCGTCAATTTCTTTGTCGTGTTCCAAAGACGAGTTCGATTGATATGACATTTTAAAAAAGTTTTCCATTGACTTGCGAATCGTGTCCGCCGAAAACTGAATGTAAAATTCAAATCCGTCCTGGTTTCTATAAATTGGCAAATTCGGAACTAAAACCGCACCGAGCAAAATTCTTTTTTCATTGTCAATAGTTGACAATTGAATTTTTTGTTGTTTGCTTAATGCAATGAAATTTGATTGGATTGCCGGATCTTCTACTAAAGAAATCCCGAACACTCCGTCAACTTTTTGTTCGTCAAAAATAATTTCGTACGTTGGTAACATATATATATAATTAAAATTAAAAATTTGTTATAAACTTTTTTTATCCAAGTGAAGCATTTTGAATAATATTTCGATTCAAAGATTGAGCGCTTGAAACGTCACTTGCCACCACATACGCTTGGACCGGACTTTGTTTCAATGCACCGCCCAAAGACGAAGCCAATTGATTGGTCCCGGAATCGCCGACAACATTAAATTGCGGAGCCGAGGCCGTTGCACCACCACCGGCGGAAATTGCCGGAGCCGAAGCACCACCACCGCCCGGAGTTTTTACGGCCAATATTTTTTGAATATTCATCAAACCACCCGCAACCGCGATTCCCGCGTAAACCGCACCAAGCGCCGGTGACGCCACGGTTGGCACTGGTAAAAATGCCGATTCGTAAGCCTTTTGTGCGGTTGTATAAGTTGAAATTGCAGTTGACGCAATTGCTAACGCTTTGCCCTCGGTTGTTGATTCACCGGCCATTTGTGACATTTGAGCCAATGCGTTACCAATTCCGGCAAGTTGCGCTTCTTTTGATTTTACTTCCAAATCGTCAAGTTCCGTTCTCGCTTTTGTATTTGCCTCTTTTGCTTTTGTTCGGTCCTCTTCCGATTTGAAAAACCCCTCGTTAATCAAATTTGATTGTTCGTCAAGCAATGCTTTTCGTTCTTCGAACGTTAAACTTTGGTCCTCTAAATCTTTTTGATTTTTTTCAATATCTTTTGTCGTTTTTTCTTGAGCGTCTTTTTGGTCTTGTTCTAATGTTAAAAGACGATATTTTTCAAGAATTGCCAAACGCGCTTTTTCTTTTTCTTCGGTTGACAATTTAATTGCGTCCAATTCCTCCAAATCGCGTTGCTTTTGCAACTCCAATTTTTCGCGGTCCGTTTTTGCTTTTATGTCCTCGATGTCGTCAATCGCTTTTTCTTCGATTGCCTTTAATGCGTCTTTTTGCTTTTGTAATTCCTCGGCCTCTTTTTCCGCTTTGTCTTTTCTTTTTTGTTCCGCGTCGTTACTTGCTTTTTTATCAATATCATTTATTTGGTTTTGATATCCGGCGCGGTCGTTTCTTAATTTTTCTAAATATTTCTTTTGTTCCTCGACTGATTTGTCGCCCTCGGCTTTTGTTTTATCCGGATCGAAAACAAATGTTGATAATTTGTCGGACCCAAATTTTGCCAATTTCGTTATTTCGTCTTGAAGATTCAAAGACGTTATTTTTTCAAATCCTAAAACGTCCGCAACTTTATTCGCGGTTTTAATAATCAAATCTAAAGGCGCTAACAATGCACGAATCGGCAAAATTGACATTTCAATTCCGAAACGCATTAATCTTTGAAGTATGTCTTTGTTTCTTTTCTCGGCTTCATACGCCATTTTATTAGATGCAATATTATTTTGCAATCTAATTTCGCCGTCCTTTATTGTTTCGTCAGTTTGTTTTATTTTGATTGCTAAAATTTCCTTTTCGGTTTTTCCTTGCAATTTCAAAACATTATCTTGACTTCCAATTGTTTCAAGTTTCGCCTTTTCAGTTTCAAAGTTTTTATCACTTAAGGCATTCAATTGTTTTTGTTCTTCCGATACACCGGAAACCGCCTCTTTGATGTCGTCCCAATATGCGTATACGGCACCCAACGCAACAACAAGCAATCCAATTCCGGTTGAGCCTATTGCGGTTTTGATTGAATTTAAGGCATTAAGCGCAACGGCCTTTAATTGTTTAAATGCGTCGGCACTTTCACCAAGTTGTTGCAACCCGGTTGACAAAGCCATTGCCGATTGAACTTTTAAAAGTGTTTTTTCTACTGATTCCGATTCAACACCAACGAGTCCAATTGCACCTTGAACGGCGGAAAACCCACCGGCAACACCCGCCAAAGACGAAGTCAATGACTTAAATTTTGCGTCCGGATTGAATGCGTCCGTCAATGCTTTTGCGTCCCCGATTTGGTCTTTTAATTCCGAAGCACGTTTCGCCGCGGTCACGGCCTCTTGACTTGTCGCACCAAATTTCGCACTTAATTCGGCAACGTCTTGTTGCGCTTCACGAAATTGCGTTCTTAATGATTTGACCGCATTTTCCGCGCCCTCGCTTTGTATCTTTACGTCAATTATTTTTTCAATCGCCATTGTTTTGCTATTTTAAGAATTTGTTTTAAATTTTTCGGAAATTGATATTTCCCTTTTGCAATTGAAATGATTTCATTCGCCTCGAAATTTTGTGCTAATTTTAGCAACTCAAATAAATTATCCATTTTGTGTGATTACGATTAAATCTAAATTTCTATTTGTTATACTATAAAACAAATCCGTGCTTGTTGTGTTTTCATTAACTACAACTTCAAAATATCCGTCGAAACTTGTAATTGAAACAATCATTCCGTCCGGATCGCTTCCAACAACCCAATCCAAAACCTCATTTGCAACATAATCAAAACGAATTGTTTGCGCCTGGTTGTCAATTGTTCGTCCTCCAAAATTCGGAAACGTAATTGTTCTAAAATCTTGAATCAATTCCATTGAAACTTCAAATGTTGTCAAGTCAGTTGTAAACTGATTAATAATATATCGTTTGTCACGAATTACAATTCTATCATTCAATTTCAAGTCAAGCAATTCATTGTAAGGCAAACGCATTTTAACCTTAACCATTCGAGATTTTAACGAATATAAATTGATTAAATAGTTATAATAATAATCGTTGAATAATGAATTTGGAACTGAATTTAAAAAATACGAAGAAATTTCTTGACCAAAATTCAAAGAATGAATTTGACCGCTATACGAAACGTCTTGTCCGAAAATATTATATTTTCCAATTGTAGTTGTTCCGGTACCGGTATTAAAATAAAAATCGTGATCCAATTCAACGTTTTGCAATTTGTATAAAATCACCGGTTTTGTAATATAAGGAGCAAAATTTTTGTCAACTGAATAGGCAACTTGCAAATTGTTTCCGGTGAATTTGTTAAATAACAAAGTTTCAAACGGCAATTTAATTGTCAAATCGTTTCCGTCAATATTAAAGTTATATGTTAAATCCGCATACTCTCGTCCGGAATTATCATAAAACGAACGATTCATAAACGAATCCGATTTCTCAAATTGAAAGTTTATTTTCTTGTATGCCTTAATCCTTTCAAAATCCAAATCCGTGATTGTGTATTCGGTGAAATTTTTAATTTGGCCCTGGTAATACCAATTTTCAAGTTGCTCGAAAGTATAATCTTTTTCGTTGTCACTGAATGCCGTCAAATTAAACATTTTTAAAATTCCGCTTACAAAGTCAGCGACTTTCATATCCGGAACGTATTTCGTCAAATCTAATTGTCCGCCGGTTGTTCCCGCAATTGAATAATTTGTAAAATGTGATTCGTAACTTCCAAACCCGTCCCAAACGTCGTAGGAAGTATACATATTGCCCGAATAAGTTACCGGAACACTCGTTTGAATTGTCATATAGTATTCATTCGAAGTTCCGTCCGCATTCATACTTTCGGCAATTACATTAATATCAATGTTTGTTCCGGTCCCGTTCATTGTGAAATAAAAATTTCCATTTTTGTAAAAATTTACTATCCAATTGCACGATGTCGTCAACGTCAAAAACATTTGAGTTAATTCGTTTAAATTATAAGCCGAAGAAAACGAAGTGTAATTTTCTGTATCAAAATCAACCGCAACATATCCACCGCCAAAACCCTCACTTATAACGCCGGTAAAATCAATTTTAACCGGTTGCGACAATTGCGAAAATATTTCTTTGTTTTTCAACCACAAAAACGCGTTGTCAAATCGTGATTGTGACAAAAAGTTTCCGTTGAATGTAACATTATATTTCGCCTTAATCGCTTCAAATATTCGCGCAATTTTTAAAGCCGGTGCAAGTTCGTTGTAAATTATTGGTGTTGCCGAATTTGAAATATCGTCCGCACCGCCACCGCCATATTGCCAAACTCTTTTTGAACTAATCAAAGGAAACATTAAATTGTCGTCCGCAGTTGATTCAATTAAGGCACCGACATTCGCACCAGAATAGTCAATTGTATATGCGTTTAATTCTTGAATGTCCGAAAGTTTGTCTTCGCCGAATTTGTCCGTCAATGACAATAGATTTCCGTAGAATGTTATTTTGTAATTTTCAATTTTGTTTTCTTTAATCGAGGCGCTTTCTAATTGCCAACGACCAACACGAAACACACGAGAATCAATTTCAATAAATCCATTGTATCTAATCAATTGATTGAATCCGTTGTCAATTGCGTTTTCGTACCAATGTTTAAAAATTTTATTGTTGTTGTTTGACGCTGGTATTGTGAACGTTTGCGAATAATCCGTGAAAACTTTTGAAATGTCATTGATATTTTGAATTGACGAAGTAACCGAAATTTTTTCGTCGGAAAATAAATCAATTTTCCTTGCAACATTGTTCGTCGTTGACGTAATCGTTCCAATTTCGTCGCAACTAATCAAAGTTGAATCTGCATCATACAACGTAGAATCACAACTCAAAGGTGAAATTTGCGTTGTAACCTCGTCAACGTATATGTATAAATTTACATTCATTAAATTACGTCGTTTATTAAGTTATAATTATACTCAAAATTGATTGTATAATTTATATTTTTATCTTTTAAATGCGTTTTAATATCCGTGCTTTGACTTTTACAAATCACCGGAACGTTGTCAAGCAATATCGTTTCCGAAACCATTAAGTCTTGAATCAATTCAAAATGTGATTCGTCAATCCAACCGGTGTTGCAAGTTATTTTTTGCGTTCCACTAAAATTAAAGTTTTTATTTGCACCTACATAAGTGTTATAATTCCAACTTTGTGGCATTAAATTAAACGTGTTCGATTTCACTTCAATAGATTGTTGATTCGCTTTGAAAAATGTAAAAAACGACCAACCTCCAAAACGATTAATGAACGCACAATTCAAAGGTGTATATTTCGCCTCGCAAATTGTTTCAACGTCAAACGTGAATAGTGTCACATACATAAAACCCGGATCCAAGTCAATTTTTTCTTGAAGTGTATAAGTAGCAGTTGCCGAATATTCTAATCTATAAAGAGCCGATTCAGTCACTACAATTGTAGTATTTCCAAAAGGTTGTTGAAATCTATATTCGCCAACCTCCAACCAAACGTTTACATAATTAACCGCCGTTTCGTCTTTGTAAATTTTTAAATTTTGATTGAATAAAGGAACAAATGTTGAAGTGTAGTTTTGATTTGCACCGCCTAAAAAATTGGTGTAACCCTCAAAGCAAACAAATGTTTCCTCGTCTATTAAATTAAACGTGTTCGTGTCGTCTTTGTAGTATCTTTTTACTTTTGCAAAACAATAGTTGTTCGCCTCTTCAACAGATACCGAGCCACTTCCGTCAATTGGTCTTATAATTGAAATATATTCACGAATTGCGTTTGATATATTGTAAACGTTTTCCGTTTGCGTTGCCGAAACAATATCCTTTGTAAATGTATAACTTGGATCGCTCGGCTCGACGCTTCCTAAATTCCAAACAAATAATTCGATTCGACTTCCGATTTGTCCCGCCTCATCAATTGCAATTGTATAAGGTGAACGTACAAATATTTTTTTCATTTATTGTATTTCTTTTATTAAAAATTTATCAAAGTCCTTGCCGTATGATTCCAATAATTCGTCCGGCAAACTTTTAAATCCGTCTTCGAATGGTTTACTGAAAAAATGCGTTGATTTTATACCGCGATTATAAATCGAACGTGAAATCATTGAAACCATTTGTTTACGATTAATGAATCGCCCTTGCTTGTCACGAACATTCGTCAATCCTTTGCGAATTACCCACTTGTCAATTGCACTTCGTAAACCGCCTTTTTTTCCGGTACCACTTCCAAATTGATATGGTGAATCGGGAGCCTTTGCACTTGAAAATTTTCCCTTGACACCTTTGTCAACAAATTTCCAATAGTCCTCGGCGTAAAAATCAAACTCGATTGAATTCGGATTGACTTTGAATTCGTAATCCAGGGAATTGATTAATTTTCCGGACGCGTGTTTTCCGTCGGCTTTTAAATTCGACTTTGCTCGTTCAATTACATAATTGCCAAACTCTTCGAACGTCTTTTGAACTTCTTGTTGTTCCATTAATCACAAACAATTACTTCGTTCTTAATTCCAAGCGTCAATGTAACTTGCCACCCGTCCAATTGATTTGAAAATTGTAAAAGCATAGGAGCCAAACTCGGCTCGTTTAACAACTCAACGTCGTAGTCATTGTATTGCAATTTTAGTTTCGTGATTAAATGATTCAAAATTGCGTGGCACGTGTTAAGGTTGTCAAGTTCGTTGTCATTGCCCAAAAATTTGTCACGAACATTCACTTTTGAAACGTTGCGAATATCCAACGAAGTGATTTCAAAATCAAATGTCACATAACCATTTAGAATTTGCGATTGCGTGACGTTTAAATGAACAAGCGGATAGATATTTTTTTTATCAATATCAATCAAATCCGGTGTGCCGTGTGTTATTGTATTAACGAGCGGATTCGAATCAATCGTCGTTTTTAAAAATTCTATTATTTTATAAAATTCATTCATTCGTTTTGAATTTATTATTTATTTGTTTCGCTTGTTCCTCGTCTTGTTCTTTTAGATACAAAAGGTAGGTAAGCGCAAAATGTATGTTTGCATTTTCTGCTCGTTCAATGTCAAAGAAATTTCCTCTCGCAATTTTGACAATTGAAGCATACCAACCCCAGCGTTGGCCAAAATTGTTTCCGCCTCCAAACTCTTGTTCGTCCTCAATATGTTGTCCGAATAATCCAATATATTGTTCATTAATTCGATTTTTAAACTCCAAAAAAAAAGCAACGCACCAACAACGCAATCCATTGTAATATCGGAAAACTCCTCCGCAAATTTGTCGCCTTGGAAGCCCTCAATTTCGTAAAACTTGCCAACTTGCTTTGTTATTGGTCGGTACATTGCCGACATTAATTTCGTCCAATTGTCCTCGTTTCCTAAATGCGTGTCAATGTATGCAAATGTCCCGATTGACTCTTCGTCAAAGTTCGGAACGAATCCGAATTTTTTTCCGTTCAATTTGAACGTATAAACCAAAGACGGCTTTTGTTTTAACACCTCGGAAATTTGTTCAACGATTTCCGCAAAATCGTGAGCCTGTATTTTCATAACCTCGTCAATCTTTAATTTGCAAAAGATTGAAACCATTTGAATAGCAATAAATGTTTCGTCTTCCTGGTTGTCTTGTAATACCTTTGAATATCTTAAATACTGATTCAATTTAATTTCGGACAAATCGGTCGGAATTGTAATTCTCATAAATATATCATTTAATAATATAACAACTAAAACCAATTTTGTTTGCTTTTTTATTACCTTATTTAGAATCATTCTAAATAAGCATTCTTTTATTACTATTATATTCTATTTAAATCGATTCCTCGCGTAAAGGAAATATATAAAAAGAGTAAAAATGTAAACGTTTTTGCTTACATATACAAAAAACGTGACGCAAATCTTAAAAAGTATGTTAATAAAAGACGCAAATTGTTAAAAACAGACGCAAACGAAATTTTGCGTCACGCTTTTTTGACTATTTTTTGACTTGTAAAGTATTGATATTAAACAAATTATAAAATTAATAAAGTTTATATTAGACGGAAAGACGCAAAATTTTCATTTTTTGGGGGGGAGTGTGTTTTTTTTTCAGTAGTAAAGCGTATATAGAGGGAATCGTCTTTGTGTCATCGTCACGCAAAAAAAAACACCCACTTAAAAAGTGAGTGCCTTTCGATAGTAAGAGGCTTTAACAAGCAAAACACTTGTTTACGTTACTAACTTAATTGATTAATTAATCTTTCCCCAAATAATTATTAATCAAAAACCAAACAATTGTACTATGAAAACGATTGCAATATAATAATAATTTACGAAACGCGAAACTTTTTATTTATAATTTTAAAATGACTCATTGCAAAGTAACGCAACGCGTCAATTGCGTGATTCATTTCGTCAATTGGTTTATTAAGGCGTTTTCCGGTCTTATCAGTGTCCCAACTATACGAACGTAATTCCTTAATCAAATTAGTGCTTGATTTCGTAATTAAAATGTCTTTTTCTTGTAGGATTGCAATTCCGTATGAAATTGAATCTTTTCCCTTTGTCACCGGTTTGATATTGAATCCGGCCCGTCTTATTTCCTCGATTGTTTTCGGCTCGGCTGAATCGGCGTAAATTGGGAATCTTTTATCCTGGTCCATTCTACGAATAATATCCGAATTCAAAAGTCCGGTTGTATAAATCTTTTCGTCAACAATTATTTGGTTATTGAATTCGTAAACCGAAACGAATGCCGTCGGATCATTAGTGAAACCAAAGTCAAGTCCGAAACCTAACAAATTGGCTTCGCTTGGAATGTTGTCAATGATTTTCCAATTTGAAAAAATAACACCCTCCAGGGAACCAATTTTCCCAAGTCCATAAACTTGCCACCAATTCGCCCAATACGAAGACGTCTTCGCTTTTTCTTTTGCCTTTTCAATTTCCCGAATGATTGCCGGATCGAGTGCCTCGTTGTCCTTGTACGTCAAAATAACAAAGTCCGAATCAATGTCGTTGATTAATTCAGTATGCACCCAAAATTCCGACGTTGGGTTGTAATCTAAATAAATAAACTTTTTCGTTCGAACTGCTAATTGTTGATAGGATTCAAAGTCAATATTGTTGCACTCATTTACAAATAAAATGTCACGCCTCGCACCTCTCAATTTATCCGGTTGGTCTACTGAAAAGAATTCAATGAAACTTCCGTTGTTGAATCTATATTTCAAATCGGATTTGTTGAAATTTTGGTCCTTGTACAAATCGCAAAGAATCATAATTTTTTGAAAATCTTTTATCGCTCCACGTTTCAAATGCGGGATTGATTCCGATACAACGGAAATTTCCGACATTGGATTTTGAATTGCGTAAGATATAAGCAAAGGAATTATCGAAAAGGTTTTCGAACTTGACGTTCCTCCCTGGACGATTCGAATTCGTTTGCGAAGTTTTGCGATTTTACTTTGGGCCGTCGTCTGTTGAAATGACATCGAGTTCTAATTGTTTAAAGATTGGTTTTTCAATATTAAAGTTCACTTCGGATTCAACCTTTTTCGGAATGAAATATTGCGCATACTTTGCGAACAAATCCAAATACTTTGCCGGATCCTTTTCAAGCACGTCCGCAAAGGCTTGTTGAACATTTGGAACTTGCGATTCCAAAGTCATTATAAACAATTCCCTCGCCTCCAAAGTGAGCGCGTGTGTGACTCCTTTCGGCTTAAGTCCTTTGTGTCCTTTTAAAAAATGTCCTTTTTCGTCGCGTACCATATGAATACGATATTTATCGTTTACGAATTCAAATATAATTTATTTAAATCCTTAATAATTGCTTTGTGGATTCCCGAACAATTTTCGCAAATATCAATTTTGATTGCAAAGTATTCGTGATACAAATCATTTAAAAATGAAACGTGATTTGTTATGTCGGTAACGCGGTTTTCTAAAACACGAGTTCCGCAATCGTCAAGAAACAATTTGAATTGTTCTTTGTGTTGCTCGGTCATACATTTTGAAACACGTTTAAAAGGAAACAACCTATTCAAAAGGAATTTGTTTTCGGTGCAACCGCAATCGGTCCCGGTTGCCTCGGTGATTGTTTCAACAATTGATTTGATTCCGGTCGCCTCGGTGATTGCCTCGACAACGTCGCCAAGTCCTTGGATTGTTTTTCTTGTGTAGGGACGTTTTGGTTTTACTGAATATTCAATTCCCTCAACTTTTTTTGTACGTTTTGCCATAATTTTAATTTTATTTTTTTGGTTGTGTTGTGTATAGTTTGAATGTGGATTCCGGTTTGACGTGACAATCCACGTTGACCGAATTCGGACGTTAAATCAATGATTTGTTTTTCGTACCAAGTTAGTTTTTTATATTCTCGATTCAATATTTCAAACGTGATTGATTGTTTGATATCGTTTTGAAAATCGTAATCCTCGGAAAATTCGTTTAAAATATCAATATCAATGTCGACAAATTTCTTTTCCTTTTCGATTTCATTAAGAAATTGGTTGCGCATTATAAAATAAATATAACATTCGTTTATTTCGTCAAATTCCTTGCCGGAATTGTAAACTTTGATATACATATCCTGGACCAAATCTTTTGAATATTCGGAATTCTTACAAATTTTGAAAGCAAGTTTCAACCATTCGTTATGACGTTTTGCTAATTGTTCGAGCATAATTTGTCCGTTATTTGTTTTAACTTTGCACGATGCCAAATTGTTTTTTTTCCGGTTGTATGATTTCGGATTGTATCGTGTGCGTCGATTGCTCTCCAGGAATCACCGAACGACGTTCCAACAATTTCGAGTTCCATTCCTTGGATTGTGAATTTCGTTCGATTGACCGATCCGTCCGGATTGATAACATTCATTTTATTATTACTACTATTCATATAACACAAAAACTTTAAATTGTTCGTTTTCTAATTGTTGGATTCGGTGTTTTTGTAATTCCGACAATTTGCCGGTTGGCGCTTTGACTTCAATAAAAATCGTTTCGCCGTTCTTTAAACACATTAAATCCGGAATGCCGTTTGTATTTGTTTTAATTAATTTTACAACCAACCAACCTTGCGATTGATAGCGTTTAATTATTTTCTTCTGGATTGCTGATTCTAACATTTAGAATTTTATTTGTGTAATGTTCCAAAATAAATTTGTTCACGTTTTGCCAATAGATTAATTTTTTCTTTGAGCAATTTTTCAACATTTCATTGATTAAAATTTTGCACGAAAAGAATGCAACGTCCTCAAGCATTTTATTGATTTCGTCGTTTGTGGTTTCGAATTTAAATTGATTATAAATTTCGATTGCTTTGTTTTGTTCGGTCATTTTATTTTTTTTTAATAAATTACTAATTCACCTAAATAAGTAGGTTGTTCAATATGAATTACTATGTTTACATAGGATTTATTATCTTGTTTATGAATAACTCCACCATATATGTTTCCATACTTATCTTTGTATAAACTCATTGTTAATGGCTTACCAAACAATAATCTTTTTATTATTTTTTTCATATCTTATTTGATTTTAAATTGTTTTTACCATACTTTAAATTTTATAACTTCAATAGCTACTTTTAAACCAT